ACTGGAGGCGTATCAGCCGTTGGTGGTTCGCCCCGTGTTGAGCCATCAAAACGGCCAATAACATTACCACCGCCACCCATGACTCCACCCGCCAGCATTCCCATAGCAGCGGATTCTGCTACGCCTTCCTGCCACGGCTTGCCGAGTGCGATGTTCTGCGCGGCCTGTTCTTGTGCCGACTGCGGTAACTCTTCAAACGCCCCCTCGGTAATGACACCCTCGAATATCTTGCGGAGGATGTTTTTCTTGTCGCCTACAGGCACACCGCCACCGGCCAGCCACGTATCAGGGTCAACAATGCCAAGCTTTTTGGCTATCTTGCCGCCCACAAAGCCGAGTGTGCCTGTAAGCGCACCGCTCCCTACTGCGATAGCCGACTGAGCCAGTGGAAGTGTCTTGTCGGGGGTTTCCTGTCTGATTTGTTCGGCGGTTTGAAATCCGCTTATAGCACCTTCACCGATTGCCGCAGCGGCAATGGGGGTGATGCCCTTGATCCCCGATTGTACGAGCTTGCGGGCTATCCCTGCCCCCCCAATCATGGAGGGTAAAGATTCGAGAACAGAATGGGCGATAGTGGAGGGATTTTCAAGAGCGGCACCAATAGTAGGGATGAAACCTTTTGCCTCCTGAACCTTCTTGTTCGCTTCCTGCTGTTCAGGTGTAAGGAGTGTATCGAGAACCCGTCTAGTTTCTTTCGGGTTATAGCCTATCGCGTCAAGGGCTTTGCCGGAATATCCGAGAGTCGGGATGTCGGAAAGCCCGACAGCCGCTTCACCAAGGCCGATGACCCCCTTAGCCAGAGAAACAGCGGGGTCGCCTATTCCCCGGCGCAATAAAGAAGATGGCTCGGGCGCAGGCGGAGTTTCCCCATCGAGCAAGCCGGTGAAGGGAGTGAGCTTTGGAGCAGCATCAAGTTCTCCTGTAAAGGGTTTCAACTCCACATTATGCTCCTATGTGCCGGTTGCCTTGGGCGTCCTGATATACCGGTTTGCCGCCTGATGTGCCGATAACCGTCATGCCTGGGGGTGCATTAACCTTTGAGACTCTTCGCCCCGGAGTTGGGTCTACGGCTGGCTCATTTTTCGAGAACCAGTGGCTAACCGCATCCTTACCAGCTTTGCCGGGTATCCAGGCTTCCGTCTCAGGGTCATACGCAAACTTCTCCAGTAAATTATTCTGACTCGCTTCATCGAGTGCGGCAAACTCAGGCTTCGACATAAGCAGTGCTCTCCCGGCTATCAATCTTTCCTGCTTCTTGGAAGCTGCGTCAATAGTGGCCTTCTCTGTTTTGGTCGGGTCATACAGTGCTTTCTGGTCAGCGGCATATTTACGGGCAGAGGCCCCTTCTTCAATCCCAAGCCGCGCATTGGATATCAACCCCTGCTTGTACGGCGCGTCAATGGCGCGTATCCCCTGTTGGTTGGTGATCTCGCCTTGGACCTTATTCGCATCGTTGGCAGTGGACAGCATTAAAGCGTCATACTTTTGCCGGTTATCAAGGTAGTCGGCGGGGACGTAACCGAGGCGTTGTTTGATGGCATACTGCGCTTCACCCCCTGCGTCAAATATGCCTTTACGCCTGGCAAACTCGGCGGGGTCATTTATTGACCCGACATTTTGTGGTATATTCGCCACGATCCCCGGAGCCTCCGCCGCAATTCCGGCATTGGACGTAATCTTCCTGGTTCCGACATCGGCCAGGTCATACCGCTTGTTGCCCACCTGCATGTACCCACCGCCTTTTGGCACTGCTTGACCGGGGACGGAACGTGGAGCACCTATTGGAGGGGTCTCAGGGATTGCAGGCGCAGCAGATGCTACGTCTTCCGGGCTACCCGGAGCTGGTTGCATGGATTGAATGGGTAGTACGTCACCCGGTTTGTGAGCCGCTATCGACTTGAGAGGCGTAGTAGCAGTTCCACCGATGGGCGGGACGCCATTGGGAAACTGAGCGGCCAACGTTTTCTGCCATCTATTATTTAGAGTAGGCGGTGGATCATTCACGTTCATAGCACCTTCGCCTGTACTCAACAACTGGCCTGACGGCCTCACGTCTATCATACTCCCCGCCTCGCCCAACGTGCTTTTCTGCACAGAGGGGAACCCGGCGAACCCCCCGATTAGAGGGACAGGTTTAGCGGGTTTCTTTTTAAGGATGGTTGCGTTTGGGCCAAAATCGTTAAAGGCCATATTGCCCTCCGTTCAACATTATTGTAAATATGTATACCAAAAAAACATCCATTCAGAAAGCTATTTTATTCACTGCGGGGAAATCACGCTGACTTCTTGACAATCTCCAGCCCCACTGCGCTAAGTGCTGACAGTATCCCTTCGAGCATCTTCCCGGCTATTTGATTGGCTCCCACCTTCATAGCGTTCTCCGATTCTACATTCTTTGACATGATCTGCGCTCTGCCGAGGATTGTCGCCTGCTGCGCCTTGTAGACTTCAAGCAAGATATTCTGGTTCCCCTGCTCTACCTCTGCCGTTGCCTTTGCAAGGTCTAGCTGCGTAAGAAATGCTGAAATGTCCGCTTTATAAGCCTCCAGCGCCATAAGTGTTCCCGTCTTGTGGACTTCAATCCCGGCCTGCTGGTTCCCTCGCATTACCTCTGCCTCTGCTTTTGCACGGTCTAACTGTGCAAGGAATATTGAAACTTTCGTTTTGAACTCCTCCATCGTAATAAGGCTTTCCGTCTTGTTGAAGTCCATCAATATCTGCTGGTCCCCCTGCGCTCTCTCTGCCTCTGCCTTTGCAAGGTCTAGCCACGTAAGATACGCCGAAACTTTCGTTTTATAAGTCTCCAAAGTAAGAAGCTCTTCTGTCTTGTTGAAGTCCATCGCAATATTCTGGTTCCCTCGCGTTACCTCTGCCTCTGCCTTTGCAAGGTCTATCCGCGCAAGGAATGCTGAAATTTCCGCTTTATAAGCCTCCAGCGCCATAAGCCCTTCCGCTTTGTAGCGTTCGACCTGCGCCTGATAGTTGGCAACATTAACCTTGGCCGCTTCCGCTACAGCCGAGGCGCTTGCCCCTTCCGCCTGCGCTTTCAAACCAAGCGCCTTGTTTGCTTCGCCAGTCACCTCCACTTCTGCGCGGAAGGCGTTCACCTCTGCTTCAAACACCTGGGCCTTAGCGACTTCTCCTTTTAGTTGGGCCTCAAACGCTTGAAATTCAGAAGACTTCGCCTGTACCTCCACTTGGTACGCCTCAACCTCTCCCCGGAAGGCGTCAAGTTTCAATTTTTCGATATTGCCCACAGCGACCACCGCGTTGACCCTGGCCGTAAAAATATTTATCAGCAGTTCCTGTGCCGAAATCCTTGCCTTATAGATTTCAATATGCTGGGCATTCAGCTCGCCCCGGATTTTAGCCCCTTCCAACTCCCCCTTGTGCGCTTCGATTTTAAGGGAGAAGGCCCGCAACTGAGCCTCAAAAACCGAGGCTTCAGTCTTGTAAATATCTAGTTGGATGCCCGCCATTGCGACATGGGCGTTGTAGATGGCAATCCCGGCGTTTACCGTTTCCCTGGCGAGATCAAGCATGAAACCGGCTGACTGGATAGCGAACTGCATGTGCTGCTGCTCAAGTTGCAGCGCGGATGTAATGGCAAACTGCCGATTTTTCTGTGCGGATTCCGCTTGGTTGATCGCTATATCCCTGCTGTGGTCAAGCTTGGTCACAGCGAATGAATCGATTAATTGTTGTTCTGACTGTCGCATTTTCCCTGGGGGGAGTGAAAAACCCTTTTTGGCAAAGATGTTTCGCGCCAACTTGAGAGACTCCTGAAGTGCAATAACATCCCGCTCCGCCTTGCGTTGCCAGACATCTTTCTCAAGCGCCGCCGGGATGCCTGTACGTCCCTCAAGTACGTCCCTCTGTAACTCCTCGCTGATTATGTCAAACTCTGTAGACTTGTAAACCCGCGCACTATAAATCGTTGTATTGAACCCGGAGAGTGGGTTGTCCGTATACGGTAAGTCAATGGTGTTGCCAATTCCCGGCATTAAGGCACTGAATCTAGGGATAGCCTCCATACTTAGAGGCTGTGGTATTACAATATCCACAAGAACCGGCGGGGCAATGTCCACCGACGTTGGAGCGACGGGAGCTGCGGGCAGAGAGAAGGTCGGGGCTGTAAATTTTCTGGTGTCTAGTGCCTTGGGCGCGGCAATCGGCTCCATTACAAGCTTGCCTGTGAATGCTGGAGCGACAGCCGGGACAAACGGTGATATTACAGGGGTGGCCATTGCTGGAGGCGGCTGCAAAGGCGCAAGGCTCGTGATCCTCTGACTCGGTAGCTGACTATTTACGGCAAGAGAAACTGGCGTAAACGGCTCTGGAGACTTACGATCCTTAACCTCCGGTGGCTGACGCTTTACGTCAAGAGGTATTGGTTTAGGCGGCTCTGGAGGCTTACGACCACTAAACTTCGGCGGGTCACTCTTTACGTCAAGAGGGATTGGTACAAGCGGCTGCAAAGGCTTAAGGTCTGGGGTCGTGGGCGGGTCGCCATTTACACCAAAAGAGGCTGGTACAGGCGTAAAAGGGGGTTGGTCGTTAAGTGTAAACGTTGTCGGGCGCCACGCCAGCAGGTCGGTTATTTTGTCCTGTACTTTATCTTGCAAGATAGTTGCGTAAGCTTCGATCTGCTCTTTCATATCAGCCATGAATTATCTCCTTCTCGTAGGTACAGTAACGAGTTCCAGCACGGCGATGTCGAAGTCACCACCCGACACGTTGCGGATTTCCGCTTGCCAGTGCTCACCAATGACACCCTTGGCCAGCTTGCAGCGTTTGGTGTGGACGCCCTGCTGACCTTCCCGGTAATCAACGGCATAATCTACCCTCTGCGTCTCGCCGGTGATGATGCTCAACTCAAGAGTCCCTTCGCCGCGTACCTTCAAGTAGGCGTCCGGGACGTACTTCAACCCCTCGGCCCCCAGGTTGGAAATGCCGGTAAGTATCCGTGCGTCAATCTTGACGCCGTGATCCAGTGTGCCGGTCAGCTCAAATATACCAGAGGCGTTGCAGCCGTAATACTTGCCTTGATGCTTTGCAAACGCCTTGAACCCGAAATTCTCATACTGTGCGTGGCCGGTGGTCTGGGTATTCATCACCCATGCCTGGTATGTCTCGTTTAATGGTACGCTGCCGACAAGCACCAAGACAGGCCGCCCGCTTACAAACGAAACAGGGAAAGTCGCGCTCGACCCGCCTGCCAGTAATAATACCGGGCGCAGTGCCCTTAGAGACAGCGTCATTGCCGCGCCGTGAAGACCTGACAAAAGAACTCTTGGGCGGAGTGGTCTGAAAATTACCGAGGCTATCAACCCTGTGGGGGTCCCCAAGCTCAACAGCGGTCGGCCAGGGGTAAATCTCACAGCAAGAATAGTGTTCTCAACCCCTGCCAGGATAGCGACAGGTCGCTTCGCGGTAATAGCTAGGGGGAGAGTGATCCCGGAAGAGAAAACCAGCTTCAGTGAAGGACTGGGGGCGACAATCGCTGTTGGATGACTCACCAGAACCATTACCGCCAAGGTTGGCCGACTGGCTGTGACAACTAAGGATAGGCTGACCCCAGGTGATACGGTGAGTGCCAAGGTTGGCCGACTGGCGGTGATGGTTAAGGGTAGTATGACCCCGGAGGATGTGGCGAGCGTTAATGAAGGCCGACTGGCTGTGACAACTAAGGATAGGCTGACCCCAGGTGATACGGTGAGTGCCAAGGTTGGCCGACTGGCGGTGATGGTTAAGGGTAGTATGACCCCGGAGGATATGGCAAGCGTTAATGAAGGGCGTGGGGCAATAATAGGGAGTGACAGCCCTTCAACAGTGGTGTTGAGCATCACTCCGCTTGTGGCTATGATCGTTGGGGTTACTACCAGAACTGGCATTATCTTCTACCCTCGGATCTCAAACTGTTGCCCCATATGCAATATGTGCCCGCCAGAAAAGGCATAAATTTCTGTGGTACTGGTCCTTTCCATCGCCCCGGCCAATGATGTAAATGGCAGAGGTGGAGCCGCCAGCATATCGTCAGCAGCCAACGACGCAAACGTTTGTGGCGATGAGGCCAACATGTTGATGCTCCCGATTGCCTGCAAATTGAACGATCCTGCATAACTCGCAAGGAGCGGCGCCATAACCGCCGCAGTAGCTGGAGTAGCATTCGTATACGATAAATCGGAGATTGTGACGGTAGTGGCTGTGTTGCTGGTAATGATGCCGATCAACACCCCGTTACGGTATACAGCTTTCCCGATAAGGCTGTCAGGAACCAGGTTCACGAAACCCGTCCCTACCCCATTGAGCCATGTCACGCCAGGTTGCTCAACCTCTGAGGATGGATACGCGATTATGACATTGCCTGGGACTGAGTTCGTGTATGTCAGGTCGGCTAAAGTAATTGTTGTCGCGGTATTACTGGTTATCAGCCCAAGCAGCACCCCGTTACGGTACACGGCACGGTTTATGAGCGCGTTCACGGTTAACCCCGAGAACCCAGACCCGACACCGTTGAGGAACGTAATATTCGCAAATGCCAATTCGCGGTCTGGGTCTTGAGCAGAGCCTGCGAAGTAGATCACAGGTTCTCCAGTTTTCATGCGCCTGTTAATCTCGTTTATGTCTGCTTGAGTAATAGTGATGCCTGACTGGTCAACACTTAGCAGATCACTCGATGTTGCGGCAGTAGTAAAATCTCCACCGTATGCAACAGCACAAAAGACAGTGCCGTTCCAGGCTATAGCTCTCCACTCCCCCAACGGCATAGTGCGTTGAGTCCAGGTTACGCCATCAGGCGATATCGCGCAAGCGGCCCCCCCATCGGCGACAGCACAAAAAACAGCACCGTTCCAAGCTGTCGCAAACCACCTTGCTGACACTGGCATAGTGCGTTGAGTCCATGTTATGCCATCAGGCGATGTTGCAGCAATAGCGGTGTTGGTAATCATAGCACAAAAAACAGTGCCGTTCCAGGACATAGCTCTCCAAAATCCCCCCACCGGCATAGTGCGTTGAGTCCATGTTATACCATCAGGCGATGTTGCGGCAATAGTGTCGCCTCCAACAGCACAAAAGACAGTGCCGTTCCAAGCTATAGCCGCCCAATAAGAAGTCGTTGGCAGGGTTCGTTCCGCCCATGTTATGCCATCAAGCGATGTCGCGGCGGCGGTGGAACCGTATGCAACAGCACAAAAGACAGTGCCGTTCCAGGCTATAGCTCTCCACTCCCCCAACGGCATAGTGCGTTGAGTCCAGGTTACGCCATCAGGCGATGTTGCTGCAACACCGCCCTGGCTACAAACAGCACAAAAAACAGTGCCGTTCCAGGCTATAGCTCTCCAAAATGCTGACACTGGCATAGTGCGTTGAGTCCATGTTATACCATCAGGCGATGTTGCGGCGGCGGTGGAATCCTCTGCAATAGCACAAAAGACAGTGCCGTTCCAGGCTATAGCCATCCAATAGGCCATCGATGGCATAGTGCGTTTGTCCCATCTAGTGATGGGGAGGCCTTTAGTCCAAAATACAGCCGCGCGCCCTTTAGGGTATGATGTTGGAGGCGTCCACAACCCCCCTCCAGAAACTTTCAGGGGGGCTATCCCCTCTGGCGGAGGAGTTGTGATTTTGACTGTGGAGCTGATAATTAGCGCGGCAAAATTGTTACTTATCTGAATTTTAGTAACAGTGCCTGCGGTCTGTCCGCCGTAGACTCTCCGCCATAAATCGTAGTAACTGTTCAGAGCGTCTCCGCCGCTAGCTACACCGTCACCTAGTAGTATCAGTTGATCGCCCATCAGCAAACTCCTTTATACAAGGTACTCAATCCCGGTAACTTTCACGATGTTATTCGGATAATTTACGGCTGAGGTTGGGATGGTGATTGTGTCCTTCACCCAGAATTTTCTTGCGACGTCGTCAGCAACCGCTGCTGGGTGGATTACAGGTGCATACGTTCCAGGGCTGCCTGAAGCATCAGGAGCGAATATCAAACTGCCTATCGTGTATGCAACCGCATCGTATGTGGTTGCCTGAGTATACGCAGCATCCGAAATTGTAACGGTTGTTGCGTCGTTTGCGGTGATCTTACCGCGATATACGCCGTTGTGATTGAGCGCTCTGCCTTTTAAAGCCCCGACGGTTAACCCTGAAAACCCGGACCCGACACCGGAAGCAAAAGTCACTCCCGTCTGGGTCAACGATGCCTGGGTCTGGCTCAAGTCGTGAGCCTGCATCTGGAGGGTGTCATACGTGTACCCCGGAGTGCGCTTGATCCAGATATTCGATTCCGTGACTTTATTTGTCCCGGCAACACCTCCGAAGTTCATATTCATTGTGGAAGCGGGCACTGCGAATAGTTTCTGCACCGCCGTAGGCGCCACAACCATTACGATACTATTCCCGCTGACGCTGTAATCCGTGGTTAACACTTTTTTGGTGTACAAGCTTGTAATCGCTGTGGACGCAGTGGCTTCGGTATACCCGGTGTCTGAAATCGTGACGGTCGTTGCAGTGTTAGATACCACCGTCCCCCTGAATGTCCCGTTGTGAATGACACGCAAGCCTATCAGAGCGTTCACAGTTAACCCCGAGAACCCAGACCCGACACCCTCCGCAAAGCTGATGGTCGCATAACTTGTTTCTACCCCCAGATAGACAATCCCAAGTTGCACACCGGTGAAGTTGGTCAGGGGGAAGGTGGTAGCTGTACCATCCCCAGTGAACCCTTGAGTCCCAAACAATTCTGTGGTACACGCTGCATCAGTGTAAATTTTTAACATGGCAGTATCTCCTTTTTAGAGTTCAAACCAGAACGGCAAAATATCGTGACTCCGTATCACATCGAGATTGACAACTGGTTCAGCATTTACTACTTTGGCAGATATTATGTAATCGTACACGCTATTGCATGTAGATGGCCGTTCAGGTACGCATAACAAGGTAACATATCCGCTCTGCGGGACTTCAATCTTTACTGCTGATCCACTCGGATAATCTGATGGTCTTGGACTGTCCGTCGCTGAGTATTTTCCTGTGGCGTTTATCGCGCCTATAAAATAATTGAGCACATCAATATCAGTATTGCCGCTTTGTGCGGTATACACGAGTTTGACATTGTTCTCGTCATTCACAGCGTCTGTCAACTCCACATAGAATTTATCGCCAGCTATAATATACGTCGAGCAGTCGCATATTATGTAAGCTGGCTGATTGGCGTATCGTACCTCGCCAATATTGTTTGCGTCCTTGATACGCGAGAGGAAAAAAAGTCCTGCTCTCTCGCTTGGGTAACTTTCCAGTTGATGCCACATGGTCTTACCATCGCTAATAGGTTCTCGTGTCCATGCCTGGAAATGCCCTATATTTTTAACGATACTATTGCCATCTGATGATGTAGTGATGGACAAACCTACTGCGTCTACTCCACTCCAGCGTTTGCCACCTGCTGTGCCGGGAGCCTCTAACCAAAGCAGTGCGGCTTGCGCCAACGTTCCTATCTTTCCGCCATTGGCCGTCACATATTCAGGTGTTGGCGTCTCTATGTACCCTTGCCGCTTTGCTGCTGTTGAGAAATCCAGATAATCTTGTGTTATTACCGTGACCGGATAAAGGGGGTACTCAACACCACCTTTTACAAGAACTGTACCTATGGTTTTGGGTGCTACCCCAGAAACGACCCCATTTGGCGCTACGACTGAAGTATCGGAACCTACCGGTATAAAACGTGTTAACAATTCATTGATTGAAGCTTCCACTGCCGTGCCGGAATCACAATTTAGTATCTGCGCATCCACCGGCAACCCTTGCAATTCTCTGTCGATAGCTGATGGGGTAAGATTGTACGTCTCTACCAAACTCCAATCTGTTTTTTTGCGTTTTTCAACTCTTAATGATGTAGTGGAATAGAACCCTATATTGACTCCATAGCTTCCCCCTTGCGGTACCACAGCCACATCGGAAGTGAATACTACGACATAGTAATGTTGTGCTTCTATGGAGCTGAACACGTCATAGACATGGTCTGTATACCGGTTCGTAGTCCGACTCCCAGCGGGTAATGCAGGCAGAGCAACGGCTGCCAGTCCAAATGTCCCCTCTACGTCTACAGCCTCATACAAAGTGCCGGAATAAGTCGTCGCATCGTGCAGATACATAAATGTTTTCCGTACTCGCTCATCATCTGCAAGGAGGTCAGAGTTATACAGATTCCTTACAAATGGCGTAGGCAGCACGCTGTATCGTTTAAGTACGATGGGCAAAGATGCTGAATTAAACTCAGAGGAGATGCCTCCTGCCTCGGTATATACTATAATTTTTGCTTTAGTAGGGTTCTTGACCGTGGCTGTATCATCGGTATGCCCTCCTATTTGGTAGCACATAAACATCCAATTATATGTCGGCCATCTCATTAATTCAGATTGATATATTACAAACCCGTTATACCCGTTTTCTGCTGTTATAACTGTGGGGTAAAGATATTCGGCATACGGGCCGGAACTACCGGCAGTCGGCAACCAGAGTTGAAACTTGTCGAATAATACCGACATAAATTCGCCAGGCGCGACGACAGTAAACCACGGTGCCGCATAAGTTATCTCTGGTGTAAGAGGGGATTGATACCGTCCAAATTCTATGAAATGCGCCCCTAAATCTCCAAGTGCAGCCGCTCTGAATGCGCCTGTATTACGGCCTATGTCGGCTATCATGCGCGGGTCATCTCTCACATAAGAGATGTTCATGTATATCACATAGAAACGATCGAGCAAATCAAGGAGGAGGATTTTCCCGCCCCCATCAGCCCTTGCTTCAACGACAACAAGCGTATTGTCAAAGACCGCTGCCTTCCTCCCGCCTCCAATTGCCACAAGTTTTCTGTAGCAATCCTTGGCAGAAGGCAAATAAGCCTCGTCACCTTCAATGACTATCTTGGGTGGAATCATTTAAACCTGGAACTCTTTTGTCGTAACAGTCACAGAGGCCCCTGTGACAAGGGCGGTAGAAGACAGGTTGAAGTCGCCGCCCGATGTTGCTACGCTTCCCTGTATCCGCCTGAAGACGGTTGAATCAAGGCCGTCATCAGCAGGGTCTGCTTCCCACCGGGCGTAACGCGCTGTGCCAGTGGCGATGTTTGTTCCCATCCAGACCTCACCCGCCAAAGCCAACATTTTACCCAGCGTCGGGGGGGCGATGAAAGAAAGCCCGTTGACAGAAGTAACCCCACCAGAAAAGTTGACGAGGGTGGTGGCCGCCGCGCCGCCAAGCACTGTGGTCACGACTATGCCGTTGTAATTGGCTCCAGTGCCAAAGGGCGCATAAAGGTTGACTTTGGTATTGTCCCCGGTATCCACAACGGCGTCAAGCCTTACCCCGGTGGTATAGTTGTTGATTGCAGCAGCCAGCAGCGTTGCGGTATTGGCATGGCTGACAGCCCAGGCGACAACACCGGAAACGGGAATGCCTCCTACTTTGACCTGGATGGTGTCAGCAGCCACAGTGCCTGCCGTTACCTTAACCGATCCGAGAGCCCTCGTTTCCGCTGTAAACGCCGCGCCGTTGACTGTGACCGTAGACAAAAGCGTCCCGGATATAGCGCCGTTGGCATCCACGGGCATAGCTCCGTCAATAAGCTTCAGTCTGCCGTTCGCCGTTGCTTGCTGCCAGCTCCCCTTGCCTGCGATGAAATTCAGTATTCCTGTTGAAAAGTCCATTGTTCTATCTCCTTTTTATCCTACCGTGATGTTTCGTGGTGTGTATGCGTTATATTCCTTTTCGGTGTCTTGCATTGACAGGACGTAATGGATGTCGCCGTTCAGCTCCCGGATGATAGCCGCGCCCGTCTTGCCGGGTTGATACGAAACCTTCCCCTGTGACAGGTTGATAATCTGGCCGTCACTCGTCCCCAGACATATCCCGCGAGTCGAGGCCCAAATCGCCACTTCTCCACTGATACCCTCGATATTGAACTGTTCAGCTTTACAGACAATTGCGGTATGTGGGATGGCCGGGTAAGGGGCTATAGGCGTCTCCTGGAAAGAATCAGCCCCATCCCCTCGGAGATAAACAGTCTTCTCCCCGCATGAGACAAATAAACCTCCGGGGTTTATGGCAATCAGCATCTTCGGGACGCCGGGGAATTGAAAGTAATTTTCCCGTTCATCGACCTCAAGGGCATATCCATCTGTATGATATAGCCAGCTCGCACCATTCTCGAAAGCCAGGGTGAACAGAGTCCCGTTAAACCATTGCACGAACTGGCCAGGCGGGACTGGCACCTTATAGGACGGCACGGAGACAGTATCAAAAAGGACGGCGCTATCAGGGATTGGCATTGCTTCCACCACGTCATTTACGACCATGCCAATATCGGAACCGTTGGTGAAGAATACTCCTATTGGGGTATCCGCAAAGTCCATCGGTGCGCCGGATGTGAGATTCTTTAATAAGGTAGTGGTGTTTGTGGAAGGCCAGAACCTCTTTAAGGCCAAGCCCTCAACGACTAAGAAGGTGTTATCGTTGGCAAACATGCTGGTGTAATTCCCTGCCAAACGCAGGGCCGCGCCCTTACGCAATCGGGCAAAACTGTCATTACCAGGATCGACATTGACCAGTCGTGACACTTCCGTGTAGACCAGATCACGTATCTTCGGCACAGGTGCGCCGACGTCGAGAGGATCGTCTACATTGTTCATGTCTTTGAATTTATAGGTTACAGTCGCCATCCCCACACCTCATCACGTTCGCGCCTTCTGACCCGGTTCAATAGTAATCGCTCTCAATATAAGTACCAGGCGCTAATAGCTCACCAAACACTTCATTCCCCGCCGGAAGCTGCCTGCCAAACACTTGCTCGAATAGCGCAAGGTGGGTATCAGCTCGGTTCTTGTCGAACAATTCCGAATCCTGGTTATTGAATATCCTGTGCTTCATCCAGAGGACCAGCATTGGGTGGAAGCGTCTGTTGATCTCAGGAGTTGAGGTTTCGTTCACCATTGGGTTCAACGGCAACCTTACAACGGACATTTTCAAGGTATCGGCCCCGGAGGGTATTCGATAAAGCCTGACCTTATCGGTCTCCATACCTGTAACGATTGCTTCAACCACCCCTGTCTTCTCTTCCCAACCGAATTCCCTCTCGTCCAAATCGGTGTACAGTGCCTTGTAGATTGGCACCTGCCTACTCGCAACCTTGGCGCGTTTGACAAACACTATCCGGGGATCGAGGGGATAAACAGACGTCCCGGACACCAGGGAGATATTGCAAACCTCAGCCGTGGTGGAATCAACCAGGAGTTTAGCCCGTCGGCATGCCTCGTTTTCGGCATCATTGGCGTATGCCAGCATCTGCCAAGATTTAATGCGGTAGGAAGTGTCGTCGCCTACCTCGTCCGACACTTCCTTCCGGCATAGCTTTTCGATTTCCCCGAACGTCATTACTGAACACCCCTTATGCTGTTAATGCCGCCCGCTGCTTCTCTATCGCATTCAAGACGGTTTTGCGGTCTTCACCCTCGGCCATTTGGTCAAGCGTCTCCAGTGAGGCCGTAGGGATTAGCAGGAGCGTATCCCTGACATTCATCCGGCCTTCATCGTTTATGTCGCCGCCAACGGCTTCAAAGTAGGGATTCCCAGTTAGCCTGGCTATGGCATTCCCATCCGTCACATCCGGCGTTTGACCTTCCGAAAAGTCGTATCCAAACGCAACCATGTTTTCATCCTTCCCAAGATATTTAAACTTCATCCCATTACCCCCTTTTTATAAGTCTTTTGTAACTTCGCGGTAATTGCGTCTATGCCAAATAGAAGAGATTGTAGGCTTTGATACGTTAAATTCTCGCATCAATTCAGATAGGCTCCTTTGCCCCTTCTGCGTGAAAACATATATTGCTTGTTCTACAGTTAAGAGCCTTTTTGTTGTGCCACCTTTGCCATGTCTTCCCTTGTTTACCATATCTTGCATGTTGTCGCTACCTGAACCTGTGAACAAATGGTTTGGATTCACACACGCTGGGTTGTCGCATTTATGGCAAACTAACAAGCCTTTTGGTATCGGGCCAATGGAATACTCATAAGAAAACCTATGTGCCGGATTCATTTTGCCATTACGAAATTGCCCATAACCTTTATAGTTCTTGGTGCCCGTCCACTCCCAACATTCATCCTCACCAATAATTGTAAACTTTTCTAGAAATCGTTCAACTGTGGTTTTTTCCTTCATGCTTTTAGTTTGGATGTTGCCGCCGCGCTTCTGCCTGTAATAATGCCTTAAACATAAGCCCTTAGCCATTACTCGGCGGCAACATCCATTCACGCTGCATTCTTTTTGCATGATAAACTCCTTTCGGTTTTTGCATCAATATACCACTTACTAAGTGTATATACAACCGAAAGGTGCATGCTAATGCTAAATATCTGCAACACCGCTGCAATAAACCGTGGCAACACCCCAGTCTACCGCGTCTGCTCCACCCTGACCCCACTGGATTTTATCAATCCCGCGAAGTTCCATGAATCCGACACCATGCCGGAATCCGTAATCATCTTCTGCCTTGACCGTGGTTTTCAGCCGCTGCGCCCAGGCAATACCAAGGGCTTGAGCGCCGCACAGGAAGCAGGGGGCAACGTCGATCGAATCGGCTCCAACTCCGGTAAGGACGGGCATCTCAGGAATTTCCCGGACGATTACGCCATCCCATACAATGGAGGTCGGCCCGGAATACAGGGGATTGTCCTTGCTTCTTTCGAGCGCGGTATCCCACTTGCCGTTAGCCACCATCCATGCCCGGAGGTCACGGAAGGCTACCGCCGGTACGAACATGACGAAAGTTTCCTCATCTTCGCCATAGGTGTAAGGCCGGATACCGTCACCATTGACAGTAGAGGCAGTCTGCGCCATACGCTTTGCCAGTTCAACCACGTTGCCGGTCAATTTATCGTCGGTTGAATTGACATTCGCAAGGCTTGTGGCATGGACGTTGGATGCGTTATTGGACTTGGCCGAACCAAACAATACCCTGTCGGCGTTGTCAACCAACCATGCGTCCCTCTGTGTTGCATTGGCCGTACCGTAAACAACGCCATTGATCTTATGCAGCGCCTCTATGATCCCATTCCTGAGATACCGCTTCTCAAGGTCAATCAACGCCACTTTGCCTGCATTGCGGATGTCGATAGGGGAAGCCTGCTCCTCTTCCACGTTTACATCCACCGCATCCCGAACCACTTTGACGGTAATCTTATGGCCGTCATTGGGAAGGGCTTTCTCGTTGCCTACAAGTGCGCTGGAACCATCATTAGGCCCGCCGGAAGCATCAAGCGCCCCGACAAGGTTTATGACGATTGCATCGCCTTTCTGTTTGGTAAGGTTCTCTTTTACCTGGATAATGGCATTCTCGCCAGTCCCCATGTACCTGATGAACCTGTTGGTACGCACATACTCTACATGCGCGTCATTGTCCCACTGTATTACTCTTTCTGCTGCTGTGGTTGATGCCATGATTGACTCCTTTGATTATCCTGATTTCTTCCTTTTTAATATCTCGCTAAGTGGCGTAATGCCTGAAAATCCTTTACCATCTGCTTTGCCTACTGATCTGACCTCTGAGAACCCGCCTCGTGCGAGTTTGGCTGTGATGAGTTTGTCTGCCTCAGCCTTCTTTATGGCCGCTTCTGCAATCTCCGGGTCAGGTTCGTTCCCTGGAGACTCTTCCAGACTCTTTGCATACGCCGGGGCGAACATCTCAACTGCCGTGCGCATTGCCGTGGAAGGTGGATGCCCCTGGCTGATAAGCCCTGACATGTAGACGTTGATACTCTCATTCAACGCTGCATTGGCCTTTGGATGGTCTGGGGCCAGGAAAGCATACGCCTCATGTATCGCTTGTCGTTCTGTGGCGTAACTTTGGGCTTCTCTTTCGTTTGCCGTCAAAGTGCGGGCTTCCCCGGTTAAGATAGACATGCGCAAGTTTTCCATCTTGTCTTCGATGTCTTCCAGCGCGCGCGCAGCTTCCCCATCATCCTCATCCACAAGCACGGCGGACAGTGCCTTCCGGTGTTCCTTTGCCAGGGCCTTCAGCTCCACCCTTTGATCTGTAGGGGCTTCCTGTTGAACGGCCTTGTCGGCGGCCAACAGGGAGCGCTCTTCATCAAGTGCGGCTTCTTTCTGCCTGACCCGTTCCCGCTCTTTGCGCAATGCCGACAGCTCACTATGCACCTGTGTAAGCGTGTCGTCCGCTGTTGGCTCCTTCTTTTCTTCCACAACGACAGGTTCAGGCGGTTCGACAACCTCCTTGGGGAGTTCAAGCTCTTCAACTTCCAAGGGTTTGGGTTCGGCTTCCGTGCCTATTGCCTTCAACTCTTCCTGTTTCGCTGGGGTCAACAACTCTTGCAGTGTTACCATTTTAATATCCTTTCCAGCCCTTAATGGTGGCTGACACCCGCCCGGTTATCGGCGGCGACCCTTGTTGTAAAAAAATTGTTAGTATTTACAGGTGTTTTATGTAGAACTCTTCTATAACTTCCTCAAGAAGTTTGTCAGAGAACCCACCACCTTCCCCATCGCCACGACTAATCCACGTACTATTGTCGTCATATCGGCAAAGGGTAAATTTACCAATTTGTATTTCAGCGGAGACGACTGCCACTTTACTGCTCAAGAATGTAGATGGTCTTTGTGGCCGAGGATGCGCCGGTAAACACGATACTAGAAACAACCGTCCCTGCGCCGGTCCTGGTAGCAATCCCTAAAGGCCCTTCGTTGGCTCCAGAAGCCACGGGATACCCAGTGCCCGTCCCGTTAATCTTATACGTCACGGCGGCGGAAGGTTGAAACCGGATAACCTTCGTCCCCGCAGTTGGCGTATACGTCTTGTCTGCCTTGGTCTGTGTCACCGATATGCTTCGAGTCGGCGCGAACGTGTCTGGCATAGCGACACCATTCCCATCCCTATGCACATTCCCGGCAATCGCAAAGGTTGCAAATGCCGTTACTGCCACTACTGCCAAAATAAGTCTTTTCATTGTCTCTTCTCCTTGTTGGTGTTTATTGCTGTGGCATCACCCCGTCAGCTCTTTGTGTTTCTATCCCTTCCATCATCCCCTCGCCTGGCCCTTGTGGTACAGGTGGGAACATTGGGGAGGTGTTCTGTTGCACTCCCATCTGCTCTTGCGGTACGCCTGCCTGCTCTTGTGGTACACCACCCCCTACTACTTCAGGGATAATGGGAGGCGCATTCTGGTCTTGGTACCCTGCGGACAGTGCCAAAGAATCCGCTACCGCAACAGCGGCGGGGGACGCAACTGCTACTTGAGCGGCCTGCATTGCCGAATACAACGCCTCCACCATCTTGACGACCTTGGCCGCTTGGGATTGTGCAGCATCTTCCCTGGTCTTCTCCGCCTGGGCTTTAAGTAAATCAAGTTTTGCGGCGGCCATGTCGGACTCAAGCTGTGCTACTTTCTGCTGCATATCCGCTGCGGCCTGGGCGGCTGGATCATCCTCTTTACTTTTGCCGTTCAGTTTGCCCAGGAATTTGCTCTTATTCCTAATTGAGGACGCTTCAACAAGCATCTCAAAAGCTGTTGGCTTCATTTCATCCGGCACGGCAGGGAAGATAGCCGTCAACGCCTCAAACTGTTCCTGCATGGCATTTACGACGTCAGGCACTTCGACGATTGAGAAATCAACATCTATCTCTGCGATATTGTTCTTAACGCCAACCTGAAGATCAAGGCGCGGGTCACCTTCCATCCCAGGGGGGAGCTCACCCCCATTCTCGTCCATTAACTGCTGCCCAACGGTTATAGGGATATTCAACCCTATCCACTCCGGGGCTTGTTCATCTCCTGTAACCCTTATCCACTTCTCGCCAGTCCAGAACTGCTTGATCCTATCCCAAACCGCCAGGCATACTTGGTTGTCGAACTGTGCGCCAGACTCAAACAGGGGCTTCAACTCCGTGCTTGCGCCTTCTTGTAGTTTGGAAATAGCCTTGCCGGACAAATCCCTTGATTCTGCCCCAGACAATGCGCCATGTACGCCTACCGAATCAATCTCGGCCTTGGCCTCTTGCAGTACCTGAAACTGCGCGGCGGCTTGATCCATTGTGGGGATAATGCCAAAATCCTTGCCGTATTCCCCTTGCTCGAAAGGGAGATGCCCATTTGGCTTGTTTATTTCCACCTTGAATTTTTGTATGTCTCCAACCATCGCCTTGTTATTGCTGAACGTCTGGCGGGTTGAAACCAGTTGCATGTACTTACTCGCTCTTGCGTTGATCTCATCTTGCACATCCAGCCACGGGAGAGCAGAGCCGTACCTGTTCCCCTCCCTGTCAACATGGGAGCTTTGTAGGATGATCGACCATGTAGGCCTCCCGAAGGTGCTTACATACGGGGACGGCTCAGGGCCGAACAGAAATCCGCCTCGGGTGAACTCACAAACTTCAACCCCATTATCGCCCTCTATCTCCATCTTGACAATACGGATACGTTTGCGGCTGGCATCGGCCCACTTTAACCGAGGGGCGTCATCGTATGTGGTTGAATAGGTTGATTCCTTAGCAATCGTGCCGGACAGCTCCCCTTCCTTGCCGGGGTATCTCGCGGCAGCCTTATCGTAATCCATCCAGACGACTGCATACTTGTAGAGGGCATCAGAGAAATCCTTCTCCCGGCTGTGCGGGTCCCATCCTAACCTGTCCCAATGATAGCGCTTGATACAGACATCGAAATCCCCTTCTTTGGCGGCAGGCTTGGCATACACTTCAACACCGCCCGTCCCTTCAAGGATGAGGTTCTCGAACACGTCCGACTTGATCTTGCTGAACTTGGTCTGATCGTAGACGAATCGCACAGCATCGGTAGCAGCTTGAGCTGATTCTTCATCCCCTGGAGTCCTTGGCATCGCTTCCGGATCCATGCGGGTTTGGATCTCAATGCCGCGCAGATAGTCGACTTTTGGTTTGATTCGATTGCGGGTAATGATAGGCTGGGAGCGTTTGCGGAGGGTAGCTTCTTCTTGTTTCGTCCATTGCCGATGGTTGTAATAATCCCGGCATTTCTCGGATTGAGTGCGGGAGGCGACGGAGAGCTCTTCCGCCTCCAGGAAATAGGCTACTGCTTGAGTGAGGGTTAAATCGGCCATATTTGCGGTTGCACTCCATTTAGGCTAACCGGCTGTGCCATAACCCGTCTGAGGGTTACGGTTGTATATTCAACTTTTCATATATATATAATATTGCGACTATTTTAAGGCTTAGTTACATATACTTATGTTTAATTATCTATAACTATATTTCCTTATGCTTAATTGCAGATACCTATATGATAATTATAGCCAAATTCAACCAATTATCGTTTGTAAAGCTGAAAGTTTCTTTTCATCCCCTGTGATAGACCACACCCTCTTTAGCTGCTGAACTGAGGAACCATGTCTAAGGTCAACAAACCTCTCAATGGCGGAGATTACTAAGTTCTCAGACTACATATTTTCCGCATCCATCAAAATGCGGTGCATGGCGAGTGCTTTCGTCCGATCATCCCTAGCCTACTGGCTACACATGAAGGACTGTTGGGTGATGGCCTTCATGCCGATATGTGCCCCTTGCGGGTATCACGCGGGTCGCAGGTTCCAGCTATGGAGAGCCTGCACTTTGGTTTTTACGATAGAGCCACTATCGCACCGCCACATTTAGGCGGGATATAACACCACTCTCGTTATTTGCCAAGGCCGATGGTGTCGAGCCGGGAAACCTTTCAACCGGATGCCCTGATTCACATAGCCAGTATTCTACCCCGGCCCTGATATGAACCCACATATTAGAACCGCAGGAGGGGCATATATGCTTCATGGGCTGTTTATCTCCTATTAACCTCTACCCTAACAAGGCTTTTCTCAGCGACGCAATCAGAAACGCAATAGCTGCCTCTTTATCGGGGTCATCGTTCAGGCTATAGTGCTCGGACCGTAAAGCCCCAGGGTTAGCGTAATAACCATCGTGTCCGTCCCAATCCTCATGCTTTCTTTCATTGTCGGTGTACTCGGTCCAGACGGCATCTTCGCCTTCAGGGGTAACCCACCTGTTTGACTCAACAACAAACGCGATTTGCCTGTGATCCGGGTCACCTTTTTCACCAACAGCAACCGCCATGGACATAAAAGCACCATAGTCCTGGTCGTTGTAGCAGACTCGACAATTCGGTATCTCTTTTTTCAGTAGCTCTTCAAGCCACTTATAGGATTCTTGCATTATATCCCCCCCTTACCTACAGCAAGCCCGTGGGTATGACTTTAAAAGATACCCCCGGAAGGTCCGTAGGTGTATATCTGTCAAGGCCAGTGCATCCGGGTTATCCCCCTATGCCTTGATTCTTAGGTTAATAATAGATAAATGTCAACCTTTTTTTTATGCGACCTTCCAGGAGTCCTCGGAATCGTTGGAATCCTCGGCGCTGACGTACTCCTTGCGCTGCCGGGTTACGGTAACAGGAATGACAGGCGCGTATATATCGTCCAACGCCCTGCCTATCAGGCTGCATACGTCTACACCATCGTCATGCGCCCCTGCCGGGAACCTTGCCAGTTGACGCAGGAGCCTTGCCGCCCAGTCGACCCCTTCCGGGAGATAGACCTTCCCCATCGCCCAACGTGCCTGAAACGCCCTGGCCCTGGTCGGCTTGTCGCTGATACTGGCAAGCCACTGGAAATCGGCGTATATCCTCAGCTCTCTTGACCTCTTCATCAGGAATGGCTCAATACTCCGCCGGATCACGCCAGCTTCGCCGTACCACGCCAGCGGCTTGTGTTGTTTTATGAGCTGCAACTCCCTCTCTATCCACTCGTCGGATTGGGTCTGGCCGAACCACCAGTCCAGGACATAGAGATCATCATTGGCGTCAACGCCGAACACCCCATGCTCAGTGTAATCCCCGCCGCCGCCTGTTACCGCATAGTCAGACGCGCCGGATATCCTGAGGTGTTCAGGTCGCTTCGTGTACCACCTGCAATCGGCAGATCGGAAATAGTCTCCGGTATCCCCGGCGGGCACTTGCTGGTAGAGGGCGTTCCAGGTCCGCGGAGTCCGCTTGAACTGCGCAAAGTGCGCCTCACTGAACCATCCCGGCCAGAGGTACTCACCTATCTGCCTGCCGACAGGGTCGTCCAGCCTCTCGCACTGCGCCTGGATGCAGATAACCCTCCAGGTATTGCCATCTCTGCATAGAATATCCCCTGACTCTCCCATCCAGTCCGGGGGGAGGATACGCCCTGCGAGGTCATCCTCATGCCAGCGTGTAGTTACCACTACCTGCCACCCACCTGGGACAAGCCGCGTGAGGAGATCATCCTGGTACGCCTGCCATGTCCGGTCGCGGATGACCTCCGAATCGGCGTCCTGACGGCCTCGGAACGGATCGTCTATAGTTAGCCCTTGGCAATTATGTATCAGTATGCCGTTTGCAAAGAAACAGGCGGTTCCTTCAACCTTGATATCCCAAACCTCCCGTTGCTCGCATAGTCTTTCAACTCCGGCCACAACATCCGGCGTGGCTTTTCTCTCTCCGCCCCATGCAACTTCATGTGGCATGTGGCGCACAGTGTCACCAAGTTGAACCATGTGTTGTTCCGAGCATTCATGTCGATATGGTGAACGTGGAGATATTCCTTTTCCGAGCAAACTACACAGGCGTTCCCATCTCGTTCCTTTATTTGACCCTTCAATGACCTGAACGCCTTCATCGTGTGAAGGTCTTTGAATGCTACGGCATCCCCATGCCTGTATCCTGGGTTCCCTTCCCGCGACATCCTCATACTTTGCCAAGTGGCTCGGCACAATTTCCCGCAAAAACGACTGACCATCACGTTGCTTCTCGGCTTGTATTCTGAGCCGCATATTTCGCATTTCTTCTTTGGTACAGCATTTGGGTGGGGCTTCCTTGCTTCCCATCCATTTTCCTTGCATGAGACTGAGCAGTAAAGCCCTGCTTTTTTTCTGGAAGGCATAACCCCCCCGCACCACTTGCACACATGGTCCGAATTCCCCATCTGCTTGTTTGCGTGCCGCATTCCACATTCTGAGCCGCAAAAAGATATAAGACTTCCTGTCTTTTTGTAGTTCTTTTCCACCGCGTAGGAGCGTCTCGTCAGAGATTTTCCGCAGTGAGCACAACAAACCGTCACCGATGGCAAGAACACTCGCGTCTTTCCATCCGGTCGTGCGTGTCCAGAATGGATGATCTCCCGTAGCGACAACCACATTCCCAGAGTCACTTCGCACTCGGTAGAGGCTTTCCGAGTCACGCCTAGCCACGGCCTCGACACGTCGAAATACCACTCTTGAGGAATTGAAATCGTAGGTTTCAACATAATCGCCTCGCTTGATGTGCTGAATTTGTACAATCCCGGTTGGAGTAACAAGGTTGGTATCCCCAATAACGCATCTGGAGCCAGTAATCCCAGACAATATCCCTGCGGCCATATACTCCGAGCCATTGGAGAGCGCCCATTCGTCGGCTGCGCTGGTATCCGTGGAGAGAGTGCAACCGAATATAGGCCGGTAGGCGCTTGACTGGACTATCGCACGAGCCTTACGCCCTAACCTCCGGGCGAGGTCGGAGCCGTATGACGTCAGGATGATTTTTGATCCCGGATTTTTGCCGAGGTAATACGTGGGGAACACGACTGAGGTATATGAACTTTTTGCCGAGCCTGGTGGCAGTAGCATCATTACATGCCTCAAACTGCCGTCAGCTACCTCCTGGAGCGCCCCTAGCATGATTTCGTGGTGTCGAGCAACTGAGGACTCAATCGGCTTGAACATCCACTCGTCAGGGGATTCCGACACTGGGGCACCTGGGATGTCGATTGATCGCGCGTAGTCGATCAGGTTCGTCCGGGCGCGTCTGCGCCGCAATACCTCTGTCGCAGCCTCCGAGGGCGTCATCTCAGCCATTTTTACCCTTTATTGCGATAGCTAGGAGGGCATCATCCGATATAGAGTATTGGTGCGCAATCTCTATCGGCCCACCATCGGCACCAGTCTGTTCCTGGATGATTTTATCGGTGTATCCCGCATGATTCTTGAGCCAGAATATTGACCCGGAATGGCCCTTTTCAAGCAACAATTCTTCAACAGCCATCTCCACTTTTTGCTTTGCTCTTTTTACAATGTCCGAAAACTCGCCATCTTTGCTATACTGGCAGAGCGTTTCCCGGCCCATCCCCAGATGCAGTGCCAGACCCATAATTGTGTAGGGTCGGTTCTGGTAATGCACTGTGGACATCGTACATTTTCCGTCTTTATCCGTGGCCTCCGACACCTTATCTACCCAGCACGAGTCGAAATACTCCTCAATCTTGAGCTGCATTTCCTCTGCGGTTGCAAAAATAGGAGGCCGTCCACCTGGATGCTTCGCCTTCTCTATAGATTCGCATCTCTCTTTAGCCACTACTACCCCCTTGCTGACAGCTTTTTTCGCAGGTTTTTGTTTTCTCGGTGTCGCCATTTTCGTATCCTTTTTTTGCCGTAGTCGGAATCACCTTATGACAATCCCCACGCCTTGGCCCAGACTGGCCGGGGAGGGAATGCAACCGGGGGTGACGAGAGTGATTGTGGATGACAGGCTTCCACCACCCCCTCCTTCATGGCGCTTTTTCTTTTTCTTTTTCAATGCGCCTTACGCTTACGCTTGGGGCGACGCGACGGCTATGGCAAATACGGTGGAGGGGAGAGAGGCAAACCAAGCCAGACCTTTCCCCCTTTCAGGGATGAAACAACTGTTTTTAACGCGCACGAGAACATGATTTCATTTTAAAAATGGCTTGTCAAGTCTTTTTTTTAAAATCCCCACGATGCCTTTTGTAATGTCGTTCCATTTTGATAATGATTATCAATATCATTTTGGGTGATTTTAAGGGGGATTGAATTGTAAACCTTTTATCCATGCCTTTCTGTATTGATAATGGCTTTCAATATCAGTGTAGAACAGCATGGCTTCGTTTTTCCCCTCTCCTCGCCTTATTTGGGGTACATACATTTTAGCCTGTATAACCAATACTGGCGCAGCCCTATGAGATTTGGCATGCTTTTTATCATGGGAGCCGTTTTTTTGTATAACCGCACCTACAGCCATTCTACGAAAATCATGCCGTATTTGGGGTTTTCACAACCTTATTTGCGGTATATTTTAATCTCATTTCAGCTTTGTTTTACCCTACGGAATCACAAATAGGTAATGGATTCGGCTACTTACATTTATTTGTAAAACTTGGCATGGCAACTGCAATGAGTAAAATATCTAACGCAAAACGAGGGGGCACAAAATGGAATCAATTTACGACTATACGAATCAGGCAGGGACAGTAGATGGCCGGTATGTGAGATGCGGGCACCCGGCGGGTATGCGCTGCGCCTGCTACGGCAGGGTACACGAGGGCGAGGAAATCGCAGGGTGGCCGGAATATCAGGAGGGGTTGATCCTCTCCTCCGAGTTGCCGCTCCAGTATTAACCACAACCGCCGGGGATACCGGCAGAGGAGAGAGAAAATGGAACGAGTAGCTATCAAAACAACCACAGAGCAGGTTTTTGATGCCGACTATCACCCCATTAATAAAACTACCCGTACCGCCACCGTAGAGAAAATTAGAATCAGAATCCCTGAAATAGGCGAATATGGTAGCAACGGCCTCAAAATTACGGCGCTCAATGCATTGCAGTTGCAGTGGGCATTTAGCCACGGAGGGAACAATCCTCCACAGGGCACTCAGAGTGGGACTCTCGTTGCAGCCGGAACAGCAGTGAGCAGTGTGGACATCGGTTACAACAAATCTGCCGGACTGTTGTGCCGCGTTGTTGATGGCTATCTCGAAATAGGGATTTGACTCGCAACCGCCTGCCGGGGCGTGTTTGCCCTCACAAAACAGCAGTATAACCACTAACCGCCGGTGATCCGGCAAGGGGCTTAAAATGAAAACGAAATCGGCACTTAGGACAGAACTGAAACTCAAAAAAGGCCGCATCCAGATCAGCAACCACGGCGCGGGCAAATACAGTATCCAGGTTTTCAGCAAAGGCCAGTTGGTGGAGGATACCAATGTTCCCGCCGAACAGCTCGGTGTTTAACTCCTGATACAACCACCCTTCCGGCGACACGACACCGAGCCAGGAGGACATCACGATCACGCGCCGCTTGAGAGAGTGCGGGGAGCTTTTGGGGATCAAGGTCCTCGATCACATTATCATCGGGGAGTCAGGTTTTTACTCATTTGTTGAATCTGGGATATTATAAAAAGGAGGTGGCAAAATGACAACAGCCGGGGACGATATTGCCGCAGCCATCAAAATGTGGGGGACAGTCGAGGAGTTTGTCCGGCAGCAGTTTCCGGATGAACCAGCGGATAAACAGGAGGCACTTGCCGGATGTGTAATGGCGACGATATTGGCGGGGGCAAAATGAACGAAAACGAGGAGTTCCCAGGCATGGGGCCACGGTGGGCGTGTGAGAATTATGGACAACCGGGACATGACTATTTTAGCTGCTTGGAGTGCAGGTCGAAATGCCATGCATGGATATGGCGCGAAGATTTTGCTTGACATCCCGCTTGCCTTACAGTATTATCACTATAAAGCTGTATACTATAAGAGCGAGGAGGTAATAAGATGGAAGTCAGAATTGACGCAAAGGCGACAAGCGCTAAATTTGACGAAAAGTGTATTTCTCGGAGTGCCTGGGCTAGATCGAAATATCTCAACCCGGCGACATTCTATCTGCGGCTAAATGGCCGGTTGAAGATCACTCCGACGATTGCCGGACTGTTGGAGGCTGACGGGCTACTGGTAATGGAAGCGGATGCCAAGTGAAGAAAACACACTGCATCCGAGGCCATGAAAAGAAGCCGGAAAACGTATATGCCGACGGACGCTGCAAGCTATGCAAGCGGCAACGGGCCGTCGAATATCACAAAGAAAACAAGGAGGAAGAAAAGGCGCGCCAGGCCAAATGGTACAAAGAGAACAAAGGGCAGGTAAAAGAACGTGCAGCCAGATATTACAAAGAGAACAAAGAGAAGCTGAAGGGATATCTGGCCAAGTGGCAACTAGAGCATCCTGAGCAGATAAAGGGCTATCAGGCCAAGTGGCGCAAGGGTAATCCAATAAAATGCAGGGTGTTCAAGCACAAAAGAAGGGCGAGGTTGGCGGAAGTTGGCGGGACGCTATCGCCAGGCGTAGCGGAGAAGCTGCTTACCTTGCAAAAAAGGAAATGCCGGGTTTGTAGGGTAAAACTTACAGGCAAAAAGTACCACCTCGATCATATTATACCTATTTCAAAGGGCGGGCAGAACATCGACAGTAATATTCAGGTACTCTGCCCGTCCTGTAATTGCCGTAAAGCCGCAAAGCTTCCACATGTTTACGCTCAGGAGCTTGGGAGGTTGTTTTTATGAACTGCCACCGTTGGATATATAGGGAGATAAAATGACCGACCAGGAACTGCAAAACCTGCACAACAGGATGGTCTGGGCCGCGGGCGTTTGGTTCCAGGGGGCTAGCGTCCCGAAAATCGACGCACTTAACGCTATGCGGTACGTGCTAGCAGGTATGCCGGAATTAGACTATTCATGGGAGTATCTCTCCCACCTGATTAACCTTCAACTCAACCAGGTTAGTATCGAGGGCTATTGCGACTAACCGCCGGTGATACCGGCAAAGGGGGATTTATCGTGAGCGTACCAGAATCAATACCAGAAGACCGGCAACAATCATATCCATGTGAATGTGGCGGAAACATCACGCTACAGGGAATAAACTGGGAGTGTGATACATGCGATGTCGCATTTTTTGAGGAAAAAGAAAGGGGGATGTGATGAACAAATGGAGAACGATCCAAGAGATGACGATTTGCACAGTAATCGTGGCCGCTGTGGTGGCGCCAATGATCTATCTGGTAATCCAGATAGCCGAGATGCCTGATATGCTACCAGAGGCCACAACAGCGCAATATGGAGCCAACATGAGGCACGAGGCGGCGCGGCGGTATGTGATTAGCTCCCAGGGTGAACCTGAGGGATGTAACGTTTGTAAAAAATGAGAGGTAATAATAAATAACAAAAAACTATTTACAACTCCCCCTGCGCTTGGTAATCTAGATACAGGAGGTATTATGGTAAAATTTGATAACAGACAAATAGGGATTCTGCGGGAATCTCTCAGTATGACGGTTGCGCAGTTTGCCGGGGAGCTGGGCGTCGGCACAGGGCTGGTGCGGTTATGGGAGTTCGGAGTTTACACTCCATCCATGAAGCACTTGGTAGGGATATGTAATAAGTTCGGTCTCCGGCCAGAATTTTTTTTCAGAGATGAATAAGGGGCTGACATGGAACTACATAGATGCGATAAGATGAATGCGAATATTTCGGCGCGGCAGTGTGAGGTGAACCGGGAACGCGGGATGTTCTCGTGTGAGTCCTGTCCGGGGCTGGCTGGTGGGGTGAATATCGATCTTGAGGAGGTAGTGGCTATGTCAGTAAAAAAATGCACGGTTGCGGGCTGCGAAAAGCAGGAGCAGAAAGGCACGGACGGCATGTGTCGCGCTCACTGGCGCGAAGTGACGAGTACGCCCCGGAAGCCGTGGGGGAGCAATCGGAAGGAGCAGGTAGCCCCAAAGGGAGTCGAAACCACAATGGGCACACAACGGGATAATCAACTCGAATCCACCCTGGAGGTTGTCGTAGCCCCACTATCAATCTCCCTGGAGGATCTCAACCCGGTCATCCCGCCAGGCGAAATTAAGCCGGTACGTGGACTGGCCGGGCTGCTGGCAAATACCGGATGGCACATGAGCATCCCCTGGGAGCTGGCAGACCGGATGGCGGCGGCGGATGTGTCGGTTGATGATGTGGTGGAGCTGGTGGGGATGCTGCTGGACGGGAAGTTGAGGAAAGCATAGAGGGGAAGAGGCTATGAAGCTTTTTGATGCGATTGGTTACGCCCATGCCGAGTGTGGCCGCATAGTCGGGATTCGGAACGGCAAGAAACGATGGGTATCCTATGATCTCCTGGAAGCAGGGGAGGTGCCGCCGGGACTGTCGGACGACGACTTTATCGGCGACGGGTGGGAGATCGGGGGGGAGCGGTTCGACGAAGAGACCGGCGGGCTTTATATCGAAATGGAATCGGAATATTAACCAAAAAAAAAGGGGGAATGAAATGGATGAAAAAGCAATCACATATGAAGTGACAACCACGGTGCCGGGATTCGTCGGCAGTGCGGAGGCCATGCTTCCATGACCAACGAACTTGACGATCTTTTCGGGGAAACCCCGGCGCCTGCTACCCCAGCTAAACTCCAATTGCTGGCGCCGGGGGTGTACTACAATCTGCCAGCAGAAGAATACCATGCTGATCCTGCGCCCAAACCCTCATTATCAAGAGGTGTTATTTGTGACTTAATTAACAATACGCCAGCACACGCCTGGGCAAATCACCCTCGGTTAAACCCAGGGGGCGTTAAAGAGGAGCGGGATATTTTTGACATCGGCACCGCAGCGCATGCGATGTTTCTGGAGGGGGTTGACCGCTGTGAGGTATGTGATTTCCCGACTTGGCAAAGTAAGGCAGCGAAAAGGGCCAAAGACGCGGCCAGGCTGTCCGGGAAAACGCCACTACTTACCCACCAATATGGGAAGATCAAGGCAATGGTGCAAGCCGCTCACAGACAATTAGCGGCGTCGGAATTAGGGATTACGGATATACACGCGGAAGGCGAGGCGGAGATGACTTATATCTGGGAAGAAAACGGCACATACTTCCGCGCCCGGCCAGACTGGATTTCCAAGAAAAACATAGGCGACCGGCGGCTTGTGCTGGATTATAAAACAACAGGGGAGAGCGCGTCACCGGATGCGTTTAAGCCCACCGCTTATGGCAAGGACGTCCAGCATGCTCTTTATCGGCAGGGGATAAAAGCCATTGACGGCGGGAAAGCCCCTCGCTTCTTGTTTCTTGTGCAAGAAACGTTCCCACCATACCTTTGCTCATTTATTGGGCTTGACCCGCAAACGTCTGAAATCGCAAAACAGAAAATCGCTTACGGGAAATTTATGTGGGAACAATGCTTTGCTTTGGAGAACTGGCCCGGCTACCCCCAACGGGTATGCTATGTCGAGTCTAAACCGTGGGAAGTGGCGCAGTGGGAGGCCAAGGCGGCGGAGATAGGGGTGGAATAACTATATATTTTTTCTTGACAATAGGTATGCACTTAAGGTAAACTTTAAAATATGAAAATACAAATAAAGAAACAACTCAAATGCAAACGATGCCACCACGAATGGAACCCGCGCAACTCTGATGTCAGGATATGCCCGAAGTGTAAAAGCGCATGGTGGGATAAGCAAAAGGCGCCAAAATGTTAATGATTGACAGATTTAATTTGCACATTGATCGGTCTGGCGATTGTTGGGAATGGACTGCCTCTAAATTTAAAAGTGGATACGGGATATTCACAATTAACAAAAAACCATTTCGCGCTCACAGAATTGCATTTACTCTTTACAAAATGCCCTCAATCCCTGACGGGTTGCATGTTCTACATAAATGCGACAACCCCTCTTGCGTCAATCCTGACCACTTGTTTCTTGGTACACATCAGGACAATATGACGGATATGTGCAAGAAGGGGCGGCATGTTACGAATCCACTTAAAGGGGAAACAGCCGTGAATTCCAAGCTGACTGACGATCAAGTTAAATCCATCAAAAAAGATACACGGCTTCAACGAATAATCGCAGCAGAATATGGAGTTCACCAAGTCCTGATAAGCAGGATAAAAACAGGGAAGGCATGGGTGCATGTATGAGTTATTTATTTCGTCCGGCGATAAGGGAACAAGTGGGACTGCTAATAGCATTAGTGGGTGCGAGTGGTTCTGGAAAAACTATGTCTGCTATGAAATTAGCATCTGGCATTGTGGGTAAGGGCAACCGCTTCTGTGTTATCGACACCGAAGCCAGACGAGCCTTGCATTATGCAGATATGTTTCAATTTGATTATGCGGAACTACACGAACCATTCACGCCCGAAGCCTATACTGAAGCCATACTGGCCGCTGATGCTGCCGGATATAAGGCAATAGTGGTTGATTCTATGAGCCACGAATGGGCAGGAGGAGGCGGGGTACTGGAAATGTCAGAAGCCGAATTACAGCGAATGGCGGGTGATGATTACCGGAAGCGGGAAGCCTGCCGCATGGCGGCATGGATAAAACCGAAAATGTCTCACAAAAAGATGGTTCAAAGACTCCTTCAGGTCAAAGCACACCTTATTATGTGTTTCCGCAGTGAAGAAAAAGTCAAAATGGAAAAAGACGCTAATAATAAAACGGTGATAGTTCCAATTGGTTGGCAACCTATATGCTCTAAGGAACTCCCATACGAAATGACAGCCTCTTTTCTGTTGACCCCGGATAAACCTGGTATGCCTGTCCCCTTAAAATTGCAGGAACAGCACAAGGCTTTATTCCCTCTCGATAAACCGGTCAACGAGGATTCGGGTAGGTTAGTTGCAGCCTGGGCAGGGGGAGGTACAGTAAAAAAAGAGGACGCCCCCCCTGGATTTATTGATGAGTCCCAAAGCCAAAAGATAATCGCTGCAATGGGAAGCGTTATCAGCCCGGCTGACCTTTGTAAACAGTTCCATATCAAAACCCGGAAAGAAATCCGCGCAGAGGATTATGATAAGGTGATGGCCTGGATTGAGGACATGAAACAGTCCACTGAACACGAGTTGGGGGATTAACCAACGTGCGGCTTGAGCAGGGTAAGCATGTGAGGATATGATAACGGTGCAAGGCTGAACAGCGGGGCGGTTTTTTGCCCCGCCTGCTTCCAGCCGTTTGTTATGGCGCGGAGGTGCCACGAAGATGGAAATTACACCCGGATTGCTACACGAAAATCAAGGCTATGGCGACTTCAGACCCTGCCCTTTCTGTGGGAACTCCCCTAATTTTGCTGTTGGTTTTTACAAATGGCGCAATAACGACCCAGAGGGGAACTGTGTAGAGGACGACCACGGCGAGAATATCCCCGTGAACCCCGCAGGGTATAGGTTGACGGTGTGCTGCCTGAATTGCACAATCGCAATGAAAGAACCCCACCCATATTTAAAACAGGGTGACGCTGAAAAATTGCACACCTCTGAATTTTACGAGGATAAATTTGATAATCTGCAATGGCGTTGGAATCGTAGAATTACAGATTTTAAACTGCCGATTACCATCAAACAAACGACATCGGGGGTTTCTGTAACGGCGACCATAGCGGAAGCGTCATAACGGCCCCGCCGGGTGAGCGGTTCCCGCCGTGGGAATCTGCTCCACCCGCTGATTCGCCCGATGAGGCCGGGCGAATCAGCAACCGCTCACCTGGCTTGAACACCGTTTTCAGACGGTGAATCCGCTGGTCATCCTTTGGGGGTGGCAATCGAGAACAAGGGGGAATTATGACAGCAATAGAGAAAATCGAACGACTAAAGGCCGCGCTGGACGAGCATGCCAGGGTATTTGAAGCCTTGAACAAAACAATCGGTCTGGACATTGACGGGGCTTTGTCAAATGCAATGTTTGCTGTTTGCAAGGTGGCGATTGTCGCAACGGCGGAAAGCGTCGGCGTTGATCCTGGTTCGCTGGACTGGTTTGTTTTTGAAAACCACTTCGGAGCAAAAAAGCACAAATGCCAGATGCCAAATTGTGAGCCGGTAATCATCAACAGTATAGGAGCGTTCTTGAGATTTGAAGAGGTTTCGGGATAACGGGTTTGCAGATCAGCGGAGGATTTATGGGCGAAGTAGACAGCGCTGAAAAGCTATGTAAGGAGATCAGAGCACTCGCGGATGAATTGAAGAAAATTCCTTCCGCTGCATCTGATTGTTATCGCATTTCGGAGGACGTACCCGACATTTGCCCCGAATGCCTTGACAGAGTTGTTCTATGGCTTGATTCCATGGGTGGCGAGATTTCCGAAGCAGCCAAGAATCTATCTGATGATGAACAATGGATGCGACCAGAGTTAGTGTCGATAATACAACATTTCACTTTCGTAGCGACCAGAATCAGAATCGGGGCGTTGCGATAACACTTAATTGACCGGGTTCACCGGTCGTATGGACTGGTTAATCATTGGGGGTAATCGTGACCGAAGCAGAAGATAAAATCATCACAGCCATGCACTCATATGGGAAAAGTTGCTATCTCGACGGACTTCGTGCCGGAATAGCAGAAATGCAGCTTTTTATCGCGTGGATGACACGGCAGCCAGACACAAAGCGACAAGCGGAAACCCGCAGTTGGATGGAGCGTCGTGTTTTAGAGGTCAAGGCGAAAAACGGTATTGATGATTAACGGGTCTGTGAATGACCGGGGAGGGCAAATGTTGCCAGTGTGGGAAACGATAGGAATACTGAACGAGAAGCGCCGGAGGGAATACAGACCTCCGGTCGATTCACGGGTTATGCGTATCCGCCATTGCATGAGCCGGTACGAGTTCCCCGAAGATCGAAAGAATTTCAAACGCTGGTTTGATGCTCCTGGCCCCTGTTCGCGTCCGTATCGTTGGATGAATGAGGATAATGGCCGGTTGATTATTGACATCGTGAGATCCGGAAAACGCCTCTGCTACGAAATTCAGCGGCAGGAGTTGTACGACCGAAACTGGCGACAAGTTGTGGCACGGGCTGTCAAAATCGTTCGCAGAGCATTTTACGCATAACAATCAAGCACAGCGGCGGGCTTCATCGGCCCGCTGCCGCGTCTGGTTATTGTAGCGGGAGTAATGATTTAGAGGAGGGGATATGATAATCTGGTCAACGAAGAACGCGCTCACAAGGGGAATTGAGAAGGTTGAAGTGGAAATGTGTAAAGGGTCTTCTGGCATGTGTACCGAGGTCACTCCGAGGTACGGTGGGCGCAGGTATTTCCACAAGGAAGGTTTAGATTGGCACCAGACTTATCAATCCGCCATGATTCGGGCCGAAAGGATGCGGGCTGATAAATTGGACAGCCTGAAAAAGCAGATCACAAAAGTGGAAAGGTTATATTTCGGGCCGCCATGCGAGGATTTATGAAAACTAAAAAACCTAAAACTAAGACAGCTATTGGAACAATCACCAACCAACTCCGCAAAATATGGCTCTGGTCTCCAGAAAGACGGGCCGCTTTGAGGAGGGCCGGAATTGGCAAGAAATGCGCGTGTGAGGAGTGCGGTAAAACCGTCGAGGAAGGGGCCAAACTTGAAGTTCACCATGTTACCCCTTGCAGTCTAACCAAAGAGGCTAAGCGCATACACGAAAGGCTGTTTAACAGCGAATTTGACGTTTTATGCCATGACTGCCACCAGACGACCCACGCAAAAGAGGAGGGGATATGACCAAAGAACTCCACGAACTAGAACTCTGCCCCAACTGCCGCGTAGGCTTTATGTTTACGAACCCGGCAGATGGTAATGATTATTGTACGAACTGCGCCGGGAACTGTAGGATATGCGGCGCGTGGCGCGGGAGGTGTTCATGCTAGAGCAAGAGCCTTTAAAGCCCTGCCCCCTCTGCGGGGGCGTGAATGTTCGTGACCTCGGGCATGGGATTACATGCTACGGGTGCGGTCTATGGCTGGGGGATGGCACTCTTTCCAGCGGTCTAGGTGGGTATCGGGAAGTGTGGCAAAACAGGGGGGGCATGGTAGGCCCTACGCATGTAGAAAAGGAGGATGGGGATGGACGTTGAACAAAGGGTCAGATACACTGAGTATATCGCTGGGGCTATAAGGTTTGCGGAGGCGGAAACCGGGCTACGATGGCCGGATGAAACGATTATTGTCGCCAAAAGCTACTGCCCCCTGGGCGGGCTGGATAAAATTATCGGTATGCCGATATTTATCATGGACATGCCCAGCGCGGTTGACTTTTTCGTCGCTTTCCCGGCGGGTTACGAGGGGAGGGCAGGCCTACAGAAGGCGTTCGAAGAATACCAATCGTTATATAACGTCCTCTGTGGATGACGCATTAGGAGGTGATATGGTGACGATGATAGAAATTGCTGCACTCTCTATAGAGTGCGATGGATGCGGCGCAGAAAAAGACTATGCAAGCGTTGTCTGCTGTGATGACTGCTGGGAGCGCCTTCCTCTTGACATCTGCACCGCGTTTAAAAACGCCTCGGCGTCGTTTTCTGGGGCAGATCCGGCAGAGGTGACTCTACGGCAATGGCTGGTTGATAATCGTAAGGGGTTAACCAAGGGGGTAGCATGAACATATCCACGATCTTGGGGGATAAAGCCGCCAAGGGGCAATTCTGGACGCATTCTAAGCAACTCGTGTCCGGCTGCACGAAGGTTTCCGAGGGTTGCCAGAACTGTTGGGCAGAAGCAATGGCCCGGAGGTTTGGCGGGGGGTGTCTTGATACCGGGGGCCATTTTGATGGGACGGTACAGGGGCACATAGACCGCATGGATGATATTCTACCTATGTCGAACCGCCGCAAGCCGCGCGTATGGACGTACTGGAACGATATATTCCACCGGCACGTCCCCGACTGGTTTCGTGGGTTATTGTTCGACAGAATTTCACGCTCCACGGATTACCATATAATCTGTACGAAGCGGCCAGAAGAGGCTGTGCGGTATTTAACCAAAGCGCACTGGAACATTGCCTTAGATAACGTGATTATCCTTGTTACGACAGAAAATCAAGCCCGGCTAGACCAGCGACGGGACGCAACGTTGCACCTCCATCGGATGGACTGGCGAGTGGGGATATTAGCTGAACCGCTCTTGGCCCCCCTTGATTTGTCCCGTCTGGCCTTTATACCGGCCTGGATAATCTGCGGGCCGGAGAATGGCCCCGGCAAGCGGGCGTTTAATGCTAGTTGGGCGGGATCTCTACAATATCAGGCAAAGAATATGGGTGTTCCATTCTTCTACAAGGCGAATGGCGGCATACTGGGTGGAGCCGGGCCGTTCCTGGAATGCCCTGGATAGTACAACGGGGCTGAGGCGCAACAGCGGCGCGGGTTCATCGCGCCGACTGCTTGCCGCCGATGGTTATGTGCCCCTCTTTTGGAGGCAGTGAATGTGCATTTTCCACAAATGGTCAAGATGGCAGCAATATGTTCTGGATTTGTCGAAATATCGAATAGCAAACGCTGAGAGGCAATTTCGTATTTGTATCAAATGTGGCATGAAAGAAGATATTAAGATAAAAGGTTGCTAGCCGGTGGCCGGTGCACCTTAGTGCGCCACTCAATATACTCATGACCTTTCGGAGATACCGTTATTATGTCGTCTTTTACCTGCACTAAATAATGGTTCTCTAACGCATTAAGTATGGCCTTTCTTTCCTTGTGGTCTGGTACTGATGGAGAGGTTAAAGTGTCATATAGTGATACTGTTATTGGTTGCGCTGACACGAGCCAATCAAGGGTGAATTGAGTTCTTGGAACGAGATAGTAGTTGAGATAGCTATATTCCCAAAAATAAGCTCTTGATCTTTCGGCGTTGTATAAAGTTTTCAGTGTTTCTGTATCGTTTTCTTGAATGTTGGCAGGTAAGTCAGCTGATTGAGGTTCGGGAGAGGTTTTATCTTCAATTGGTTTTTCATTTTTGAGTTTTTCAAACTGCGCGGTAGAAACTTCGCCACCGGGGAACTTAATAGCTTTTATTCGATCAATCAGTTCGGCTATGTTTTCTTTGAATGTTTTAGCGAACCAGATTATCCCGAGCACAACAACTATTTGCGGCGTAAGTAACGCTTTCACGTAATCAAGGACAAGACGGAACCATTCCATAGTTTTGCTCCTTTTTATTCTGATTTACATAACAAATAGTTGAGCCGCTTGTCGGCTCTAACGGGAGGTTGTTTTTATGAAGAAAGCAAAATATACCGAACCCTGTACGCACTGTGGCTATTATTGCCGATCATCCCTGTGCCCGGCGGGGGAGGAAGCCTTCCCCGGCGAAGAAGCCCCTTGCCCTGGTATCTTCATCAAAGACGGCCTTACCTTCTGCGGTTTGGTGTTGATAGAGACGATAGCTGTTGAAGCGGGGGCCATAAAGCCCGTGGTGGCGAAACTGCTTGGCGTAGGGTGCGGGTGCTCGTGTCCCGATTATGACACTACGGCTTGGGAAGTTAAGCGATTCGACGAGTTGGCAAGGGCGCAAATCACAGGAGGATAACGACATGGATTTTGACAAGTGGATTAAAAAACGTATACCAAGAGGCGCACCCCGCAATACTACCTTCGAAAGGGAGCTACGGGAAGCGTTTGAAGCAGGCAGAGAGGTGGGGGCACAGAAGGGATCGGGGATAATAGAAACCCTACAACGGAAGAACAACCGCTTACGGATAGAGGATGGTTATCGTTGGCTTATTGGTGATGGCGACGGCGGCTGGATTGTGTACGAATACACCCCCCGCTCCCAGGAGGTGACCATAATCATTGAAACGGAAAGCGAGTCGGAAGCGGTCTTGGCGTTGCTAGAGGAAAACGACGAATGAAAGAGCTATTCTGCTATGAATGCGGACGCCTGGTAGCTACGCTGGTGGTCGGGTCGAGGTTCGATAAAGGCATAAAATGCTTTTGCCCAGGGTGCCATGGAAAAGGCGGGGATGTCCCTGGTTTTATGAAGGGGCTGTTCAGAGATAATGGACTATCAAAAAGAAAGGGTTGATTATTTGCTTGACAAGACTATGTGTGGCGTGGTAGGATTATTGAAAATTGGATAGAAACACGATGGACGAGATCGTGATACCTGTTTCCGATGGCCTCACAGCTATCGGTAACTGAGACCGCCCTTGATAGCTCGTCCCTATCTTGAGGCGGTTTCGCTTTTTTACGACTGGGGCAGCAGCCGATTACGGAGACAAACGATGAGGAAGATTAAACTCACACAGGGTAAGGTGGCTCTGGTAGATAATGAAGATTTTAATGGATTGAACAAATATAAATGGTATGCGCAAAAAGGCGGCCTTCACACATACTACGCCGGAAGAAAAACTCTCCTACCAAACGGGAAACAAGTGGCTATCTATATGCACCGCGAGATTCTGGGCACACCGCAGACTTTGCTTTCTGACCATATTAACGGCAACGGATTGGATAATCAGAGAAACAACCTGAGGGTTGTCACGGCACGACAGAACCGGCAAAATTTGCATAGCGGTAATAGAACTTCGGCTTATCCCGGGGTAAGTTGGCATAAACATGGGGGGAAGTGGACAGCACAGTTAGGCGTTAAAGATACCGTTATGTATTTAGGTTTATTTGCTTCCGAGAAACAAGCCTTCGATGCCTACTGCGAGGCAGTAGCTGCCCTTGGAGACGCAGTACTTGGACAGGCCTGGCCGCACTTTGTGTCGGGCGGGGTGGAATAATGGCAAAGCCATTCTTTTATCGTATTGACTCTGCGGATTTTTTCACACTTGTGAACAGTTTCCGAACAGAAAAAGAGCTTGGAAAATTTATAAAACAATTTTCTTGTGATCTCATTACAAAACAGGGGAATTCTGACTATGCTAAACAGATAATTTCGGAAGCCATTGAATATATTGGAAAAAAATCCAAAGCAGGCAGAGACGGTGGCAATCAAAAGGCTAGCAATGCTAGGGCAGTGCTAGGGCAATGCTACGATTCTGCTAGTAGCAAAACTGTAGCCAGAAACAGTACAGAAGCAGTAAAGAAAGAAAAGAATAAACCCTTATCATCTACCGATGAGGTGTTTGCAAAATTCTGGTCAATCTATCCGAGAAAGGTTGCGAGGGGTGCTGCTGAAAAAGCATGGGCGAAGATCAAACAACCCGCCGAGATTCTAAGCCAGATTGAAGCGACGCTTGCATGGCAGATTACCTGTGATGATTGGGTTAAAGAAAATGGCAAGTTCATCCCTTACCCGGCCTCATATCTAAACGCCCGCCGATGGATGGATGAAGACCCTGAGCCAGTATGGAAATCTTGTCTTGAGGGCATGGTGATCCGATGATAAAACCCGCACAATGTTTCTCGGATGAGGTGTTGATGCGGTTTTTCCCACCCGAGGGGAAAAGACTGGGCTTTGGATTGCGTTGGCCGAAGTGTAAAAATATCTGGTTTGGCCGGGCTGAAATGTCGGTTTGGTCTGGTTTCAACGGGCATGGGAAGGCCCTGAGCCTAGACACGCCGATACCTACCCCGTCAGGGTGGACAACAATGGGTGAGCTGCGCCCAAGGGATCAAGTGTTTAATGAGAACGGCCTCCCCTGTAATGTTGTGGCGACAACAGAAGTAATGATCGGGCACCCTTGTTACCGCGTCGAGTTCAACGACGGTACGCAAATTATCGCTGATGCAAACCACGAATGGTTAACGCATACGGCTGTAGCTCGTACCAGTTGGCGCAATACCAGGGATAATGATCGTCTGGGAGGACGGGATATATCAAAGAGCGGTACGGATCAGAGCCACAAGAGGGCAATGCCATCGATCATCACAACGCGTGAGATAGCGGCGACATTGCTTGTGGCAGAAAAAGCATACCTCGGCAAAACGAATCACAGTATTCCGGTATGTGGGCCGTTGACGCTGCCGGACGCGGTACTCCCAATAGACCCCTACGTTCTTGGGGCTTGGCTTGGCGATGGGCATTCTCGCAGTGCTAGTATCACATCTAACGATATGCAAATCATTGGAGAGATCGCTAAAACTGGAGTGAGGATTACCAAAAGGGCGGATAAATATGTATATGGCATGACAGGCGGGCTCCAAAGTGTTTTGAGTAAACAAAACTTGTTAAAAAACAAGCATATCCCAGCACAATATATGAGAGCGTCCTTTGACCAACGACGTTCTTTGCTTCAAGGGCTGATGGATACCGATGGGTATGTTACCCCATATGGCCGTTGCGAATTTACATCAACCCGGCGGGCACTCGCAGAACAGGTGCTGGAACTCGTTATTTCATGCGGGATACAAGCCAAAATGATATGCGGGGTCGCAATGTTGAACGGGAAGGATTGCGGGCCTAAATATCGTATTACTTTCACACCAGAAATTCAGGTGTTTAGATTAAACAGAAAAGCAAAGCTTATCCAGAAAGCCATATCTTGCAGAATTAAGCATCGGTTTATCGTTGGGTGTGAATTGATACCATCTGTGCCCGTCCGATGTATTCAAGTGGATTCACCCTCCTGTTTATACCTTGCATCACACGCAATGATCCCAACGCATAACAGTACTTTTTTGAACCAGGTCATGCTGGAGGCGATCATGGCAGGGGAAAAAGTTTGTATTGCCTCATACGAAATGACCCCTGGGCGGACTTTGCATCGGCTAGTTATCCAGGCAGTAGGCACACGGGACATTGACCAGATTAAGGTTGTGACGGCACTGGAGACGTTAGGGGAGAACCTGCTGGTTCATTCCCACATGGGGCAAATCAAGGCGGAGCGGATTATCGCCCTATTCAAGGAGCAGGCAGACCAGGGTGTGACGCAGTTTGTCGTGGACAGCTTGATGAAATGCGGCCTGGATGAGGAGGATTATAACGGACAAAAGCGCATTGCAGACGCACTCCAGTCGTTCGCTCAATCGACTGGTGCTCACGTCCACCTGGTCGCCCATCCCCGTAAAGGGATGAATGAACACGAAATCCCTGGGAAAATGGATATTAAGGGGACAGGGACTATCACCGATATGGCCGACAATGTTTTCACCGTTTGGCGGAATAAGGAAAAATCTGACCTCATGGAATTGTATGAGTCGGGCGAGCCCTTACCGAAAGGCAAGGACATTATCACCGTCAAAGGTATGCGCGATTCGGTACTGGCTTGCTCTAAGTGCCGGGAGGAACCCGAAGCGGAGGGCAAGTATGGGCTTTATTTCCAAAGGATCACTATGCAATTCCACGATACACAATTCGAGGCGCCTTATGACTATTTACGAAATCCAGAAGAAAGCAGCCGAGTTCGATATCCCACCCCGGCTGGCATTGTCGATGCGAAAACGCTATCTGCGGGAGACAGCCAAAATGTTGAATGCGGAGTTCTGCCACCCGGACACGGATTGCCCGGTACAAATCCACTTCCTTTTGAAGGATATGATGTCTCACAACAACGAGATTGCCCGTATTGACAAGGAACTAATGCGGGTAGTAACGCAAGATAATGAGATCACGCCCGAGATGATAGCAAGAGCACGAGATACGCCTGTGACCACACTCGTCAATTTTACAAGGGGGAGGGCTCGGTGCATCAATGTTGACCATGCCGACAATAACCCATCAATGTTCTACGGTAGCCGGACCAATACCGTGCAATGTCCGGCCTGTGGGTTCAGTGCTGATGCAATTAAAATTTGCCAGATATTAAGTGGCGCAACGTTTCATGACGCTGTAAGGAGACTGCAATGACCACTTGCGATTTACTTGGAGCCGAAATATACATCTGTGATCGGCTGGAAGCCCGCGCCCTTTGGAAGAAACGGACGGACTGCCAAACGCGAATCTGGCTAGAGGAGGAAGTCGAGGGGTGTCTGCTTATGACCACTGGTGCGATAGAAGCTATTGTCGCGAAAAAGGTCGAACAGCCGGGGTATGTGTATAAGGCATAACGACAAAGCGCACCGGCAAGCGGAGCGCAGTCTGTCTGCCGCGACTGGTTATAGTGCGGTGGCGGCATTCAAGGAGGTTTATTTTGGAAAAGAAAATCATACTGGATACCTCGGACGACGCGGCGAAGATTGAGACAGTTACCGGCTGGATGTCGCGTAATGGTCGATTCTGGGGCAAGGACGAAAGAGCAGCACGTTACGACGGCAGCACTCATCGGCTTTGCTCTTGCGGGGAAGTGATTGAAAAGCAGGGGTATTGCCGCCCGTCTGCTGCGTCCTGGTTGTACTACGAAAGGAGCGACAGCATGTTACCAGCATGGCAACCAAGTCACGAAATCTCTTACAGGTTAAGCACAACTTCTTCAATTTTGAATTGTCACTGGTGTGGGATTGATCTTTCAGGGGCCAGCACAATTACATATTTAAATGGGAATTTGCCTTGCTGTGATATATGCCTGAACAAGGTTAAATTCAATAAAAGGACAGAGTAGTACAACGCTTGAGCGTCACCGTTCGCGGCCTTATCGCGATACGGTGGACAGCGTTGGTTATGTCACGAACGACCATTCCAAAGGAGATACATAGATGATCGAGATCCATAAAAGCAAAACCGCCGACACTCGCAGTTGCGACTTTTCACAGGTGTCGAGAGAACAATTACTGGCAAGCAGCATTCAGCATATCGGGGATGTAGAAAAGGGCATCGGGTTCTTTGTTGGCAAACTTTGCCAGTCTGCGGCACTCCACGACCACGACAAGATTTCAAACATTGACGGCTTCCACGCTGATTTCATCACCGGATTCGCGCAAACGGGGTGGTGGGATGAACACCGCAAGATAAACCGTCACCATCTGCTGCAAGAGGACGGAATACCGGCAGACGTGAACCTCGTTGACGTGCTGGACATGATTGTTGATTGCGTCATGGCTGGCATGGGGCGCACTGGGTCGGTTTACCCGCTGGACATTCCACCTGAACTGCTGAAACGGGCATTCGACAACACCGTGGAAATGCTCAAGGCTGAAATTATCGTATTGGATGCAGAGTGACATAACGGCTGTGCCTTCAGCGGCGGGCTTCATCGGCCCGCCGCCTCCAATAAGTCCGCCGCCGCTCCAGGGGATAGACACATATCCCCACTGTGGAGGAAGTAGGGTTTATCATCCTGCCGGAGGTATTCGGTTTTTGCCTGGCACCCGCTCATGCAGCCTGCGGCGAATAGCAGCAACCCGAGCGGCAAGAACATCAACATCTTGCGTTCCCACCTCCTTGCTAATCTCCTGAGCCACTTCATCTTTTTTATTCTCCTCTCGGACTGGCTTCCCGTCGACACGGAGTTTAAGAAAGGCCGCTATCAAATCACAGATGGCCTTGATAGCAGCACTCCATCCCATTACTGCTGCACCATCCCGCCAGTTACGTTGCTATCCTTGGCAAAAATACCAAGCAGCACCGGCGCGACTACCATCAATATCTGCCCGATAGTTTTTAGGATAGGATCGTCACTCTGAGAGAGTCCCAGGCCTGCCGCAGTTAATCCGCCAAACAATGTCGTTTTCCAGTTTTTCATTTTCATACTGCCTCCTTTTTTGTTGTGTTACTTCGAGCTGAACCATCCCATTTTAACCGCAACCACTATCCCGGATATCAGCCCACCCACTACAATGACCATACGGACTACCCATCGAACAACTTCACTCTTGGCAGTCTTTGCCGTGTCCAGCCAACCTCTGACAAATTGCACCTCCTCCTGGGTGAATAGGCAAGCGTCCATTTTGCATCGAAGCATGTCGGCAATGTCCGCACGGTCATCCTCCGTGAGTGTCCGCTGACGGTGTGGTTTTTCTACCATAAAGCCCCTCCATCCTTCTTGGATTAGCCACTAGAGCGGCTTTGCAGCCTAAAGCCCCAGGATGCTCTGTAAGCCATCAGTTTGCTATAGGCAAAGGGTTACTATTCCTCGTCGTCACCAGATACCGGGTTTTGCGCATCATATTCCATCTCTTCGCAAATATCACACAATTTCTGCCCGCAATCAACGAGGACTTTACAGTTTCTACACCGACAAGCCATCATCCCCTCCCATTATTCGTTCTGACGGATGCCTATCG